CAGTTGGAAGTTCAACAAAGTCGCTATCCATAAGCGCACCTTTGATAATGTTAAAGATGCTTGGATTGATAATAAACCTACGAATTGGATTCTCAGGAGTAGTATCTTCTTGTAGACTGCTTTCAGCTACAAAACCTTGGAACACATAACTGCGTTTTTTCCAATATTTACGGCCCATGTCCTCCAATGCAGGATCTTTGAACCAGTTGCGTACTTCGCTCAGTACAGGACAGCTACCCACTGGACCCCACATTTCGTTACATGGAACGTTTACAGTAACACGACGACTGTTAGGATCGCCTTTTACACCTGCAAATTCCAAACGAATCATCTGACGCTCACGCCAAAAGTAAGTGTTGCTTGCATCACCATCTGGTAAGAAGCGTAGTACACTTGTTGAATTTTCTGGGATATTCCAAAATGGGAAGATAGCGTTGTCGCCTCCTCCTGAACTTGAGCCACCGCCGCCGCGGTTTTCTTGCTCTTGCAATTTTGCACGAATTTCTGCCAATGTTGCCATAGTTATTCTCCTTAATTATGCCTATGTTTGTTGCCTAAGTATGCCTCGTGACTACTTATATAGTCACTAGTATATGTGTGTTTTGTGAAGTTGTCAACTAAAAAGTTTATTGAAATCGTATTTGTTAAATGCGCTTTCAAATGTTTGTTCATAGTCTTCACTAGGTACACGACCTTCACTCGCTGGTTCTGCTTTCATCTTAGACAGTAATGTTTTGATAGCCAATACGGCTTTCTTTAACATAGCACCATCTTTGATATTGTCAACCTCATCGTCAAATCTTGACAACAAGACAGCGAGTTGATCCTGATCTTTTCCACCATCAATTGCACCAGCTAGATAACTTGCCGCTGCACCCAATTGTGTTTGAATGGACTTGTCTCTCATGAGTGTGTTGCCCATTGGGTTTTCAGGATCGCTTTTTACATCAACACCTTTACGTAGTCTAACCTTATCCATTCCAATGATAGTGTTAACTAAGTTATCCAGTGTTTCCTTTGCAAATTCATCACGTTCTTTGATTGCTTTCATCTCTTTAACGAGTGCATTTACATAAGGTAACGCACTGTCGATGTTTTCATCAAATGTGCGTACTGTAAATTGATTGCGAAGTTTGTTACGATCTGTTTCATTGATCTTAACTTCTTTTGCTTCAAATTGTTCTTTGGTTTCGTGATAGCACTTACAACCTTTTAGTTTGTTAATGCTTTCTCTGATACTAGCAATACGCTGAGAGACTGCTTCTACGATTTCTGCTGTATCTTCGTTTACCAAACCATTGCGCTTACTGTAGTTTGCAAACTCTTTAAGTTTTTTAAGTTCTACAGTTTGTTCTTGTATATACTGTCCAAATTCATCATATGGCGTGCCGCCTTCTTGTACATGGCGTAGCATAGCTCTGCCACCTGCCAAGTTGTTTGTTGGCATCTTTGTTCTTTCGCCTTCAGCATTTTCAATGTAGATAGCACTGATGTTTCTACTGCGGCTTCCACGTGATTCTTCGTTCACTGGTTTTGTGTGTTTAATAATTAGTTTAGCACTTTCTAGCTTTTGGTAACTGCTTTTGCTAGTTCCCCATGCTGGGCTAATACCTTCATCTATTTTCATGTCTCTCACCTTTTGCGCTTGGTAATCTTGGTCTTTGGGTTCAATGTGTTTTGTAAAACTTTTAAGTGTATATTCAATGATACTGCGATTTGCTAGATTTTTAAGTTGAAACAGTGTATCTTTAAAAGCATCTAAATCTGTGTTACGATTAACACTAACACGAATTTCACGCTTGCTATCTGTTTCATCTAGATTAACCATACTGCCTGTTTCTTTCATATAGAAACGTCTTGCCTGTTCAGGATCAACAGTGTTGTCACCTTCATCTGTAAACAACTGTACGCTAACACCGCTGCCTTTTAAAATTTTAAAAATGTCATTGGCAATACTATTGCTACTAATCATTGAATCAATTCCTTTAATGTATTTATGTTAGAAACACAAAAGGCATGGGCTCGACACTCTCGTCATCATCAAAAGTATCTTTAAGTTCATCGTATGCACTTTCGTCATACTGTGCTACCTGCTGTGCAACTCTCACAACCAATACACATGCCATTACAAGATCATCTGTTTCACCGTCTTTGGCGGCAAAACTTTGACCTCTAGCTATGAATGTTTTAATCTCTTTGAGCAATGCACTACTAGCAATCTCCATTCTATCTGTTTCAACCCATGTTTTGAGTTTACTACATGCCGCAAGTTTGCTTTTGTTTGTGGTGGTAAATCCTTTTCTAAAGCCTCTGTTAGCACTGCGAGGCTGACTTACCAATGTTCCAGGAATATTATCTTCGCCTACTTCTGCTATCACTACCAATGCTGCTTCACCTAGTGTATTGTTTTCAACACTCCAGTATATTTCGCTTTCTGGTGCTTCTTCTTGTATGGTCATCAGCATTTGTCTTAGTATTTTTATTTGTTCAGTGATAGGTGTCTTGTTGTGCATCCATTCTGCTACCTGACGCATGCCAGGCAATTCGTATATTTGTATAGCGGCATTGTCTCCGCCTGTTCCCAAACTAGGATCAAGTCCTGCAATATATGTTTTACCTTTGGTAATATTTCTGTACCATCGCACCTGCCCTGTGCGTTTGTATACTTCTTTGCTTTCCATCACAGCAAGTTTTAAACTGCTGATAAGTGTCTCGTCATATGCAATAAACTCGTTGAGGTGTTCACGTCTAAAACGCTCTTCGCCAATTTTGCCTTGTTCTTCATCTGCCCATGTTTGATCTCTATCAGGATGTTGTTTCCAATCTGCGCTGTATGCTTTGAATCCGTTTTTACCAACTTGTTTTTCAAATCCATATTCGTCCACTGTGTTGCAAGCGGCACGCCAAATCTGTGCAAATTGGTCATCGTCTTGGTTGGGTGTACTTGTAATAATACACTTACCACCTGTACTCAATGTTGGTGACAAACTGGTCCAAAACTCACGGGCAATAGTAGGTCTTACAAATGCAAACTCGTCCAAATATGCTAGCGAAATACTCAAACCACGTCCTGTGTTTTCAGTGGTTGCTTGTGCAATAATACGACTACCATTGTCAAACTCTAAACTACCTTTGTTATATGCTGTTACACCACTGCGTACATGATCAGGTAAAAGTTCATATGCAAAACGTATACGTTGCATAATCTCTTGAGCACCACTATATTTGTGTGCCGCAATAAGGATTGTTTGGTCAGGCACATACATAGCATACCACAGCAAATATGCCGCGGCGGCTGTTGACTTACCCATTTGTCTACTGATAAGTGCAATGCTGTATTTGTGATTATGATATGCATCCAGCAGTCCACGCTGAAAGTCAAACAAGTCAAACTTCATTCTTCCTTTGACTGGATGTTGAATCCATACAAAGTTTTCAATAAAATAAATTGGATCTTGTGTACACTTTACAATCTCTTCAATCTGTTGTTGATTAAATTTTTCTCGTTTGTAAGGTGACTTGATTAAATTAGTATCTACTGCCATACTAGTACTTATCAGAAAAAAAGACAGTGTGAAACACACTGCCTTTTAGTTTAAATGCCTGCTAATTTTTTAATTCTTGTGAGATCAGCACTTTCCATTTCAAGTGAACCTTCAAGGTGTGCTCTACCATCTTCTTGCATACCTTGTTCACTGAACTGAACTTCTGTGCCAATCATATCACTGACAAATTCTTCAAAACCACTGTCTGTGTAAACTGTCCAAGGACCGTCGTGCATAACAACTACTTCAATCATACCATCTCGTTCTTCAACTTCGTAGTCAGTCATTGTAACACTAGGTGGATTTTCGCCGTCTCTGTCCCAAATGCTGTCGCCTGCTAATTTAATAGGCTGTGGCAAACTAGCATATCCTGGGCCTTGTTTGCTTGCTTTTGCTGGATTGTAATCCGGTGCGCCTATGCCTGCTTCTTCAACACTTTCATCTTGCATATGACTGGTTGTGCCTTGATGCCCTGATTCTAGTGCATCGTAAGCGTCAGACAGTGCTTGTCTAATATCATCAAGCCAAGAAGTATCACCATTGATATCCTCTATGGCTTTTTGCAATAAACCATCTGATCTAAAAACTTTTTCAAGTCTGTTAACTTGGTTCATTGCACCTGTAAAGGTATTATCTATTTTTGATTCTTGACTGTGTGCCATTGTTATAGTCCTGCTAGCTTACGTAAATCATTGATATCATCTGTAAGTCCGTCTGCTGTTTTAGCATCCATCTTTACTGGATATGTTTTACCATTGAAGCTGAAGTTCTTTTTACCAGCTTTTTTAGCGTTAGCCGCTGCACTGTTGAATGCGTTGTCTTCTTCAACATCATCTTCGTCAACCACTGCTTCTTCAAGTGATTCGTTCACACTTTCCCATGTACCAGCATTTTCTTCGCCGTATTTTTTAATAAAGGCTGATTTACTCATTTTTTCAGCATCATCTATCATTTCATCTTTCATACGACCTTCAGTAACTGACTCATTTGTTGCACTGCATCCACTGTGACAGTTGCAGTCTGGACCGCAGTTGCCGCCGCATGCACAACTATCATCACAACCACATGCATGTGCTTCTGCTACTACTTGATTTTGTGCAGCTTTGTACTGCGCAAATGCTTCAGTAATATCTTCTACTTTGTGATCTTCATACACTTTTGTTTCATCTACAGTTACATGCTCGCCGTTGGCTCCCAGGTATCTGCGTAGGCTTAGGTCAGCAGGACTACCTAATGTGCCTTTGTATTCTTCGGGCTCACCGCTGTAGTGATCACCACTGTTTTGGTAGCCTTCTTCTTCAAGATCAGCTTCACCTTGCAATTGATTCAATTGCTCTGGAGTTACCAATGCAATCAATGTTCTCATGCCATCATGTGAATCTTGTGGCTGTTCTTGCACTGGTGTGTCAGCTGATTTACTAAGTCCTGCTAATTTAATTAAATCATCTAAATTCATTTTCTCACACCTTGTATTCTTTGTATAAATCTGCACCCAGGCTGTCTTTTACCATTTTTTCGTTGTACTTGTCACCGTAATGATCTTCTGGATTGATTTTTTCTGCTTCGCTGTAATCTGCGTCAGCTAGTACGCTTTTTGCTTCTTCGTCTGACTCTTCTTCAACTTCCCATAGCTCTTCAGCTTCGTTCATGTTGTTTACTATCATACTGCCCATGCTGCAACCACAGATACTTGCAATTTCTTCATGCAGTGTGTGTGGTGTTGCTGGTAATTTAGTAGCAAAGTCGTACATGTAAACTTCTTGTGCGCCTACATCTGCAAAGCCCCTTGGCTTGTGCATAATAGTTTTCTTAGGAGCACCCATGCTTTCCATGTTGTATTTTTTCATATGGTTTTCAATTCTGTCCATATGTTCATCTGAAATCTCGTTTAGACTACGAAGTCTGAACTCATAGGTTTTTTCAGATTCAGCTAGATATTGTTTCAAACTTTTCATCGCGATTTCCTTAACTGTAGTTATTTATCCGTTTGGTTCATTTTATTAATGACAGCGTTAATCAATGCATTGCGGTCTTCAAACTCTTCTGCTTCGCCTTGAATAGCAGTGTCTCCGCCTTTTGCTTTGGCTTCTTGTGCATCAAACTTGGCTTTTTGTAGTTGTAGTTGTACCATTTTAAGTTTTTTGTCCATCTTTGCTGTTTTAGCAGTGATAGCATTGGTCATCATTTTGCTTGCTGTGTCAAATATTGCCGCTGCATGACGGTCTTCTACATTTTGTCCAAGATCCATAAGGTCTTGAAATGCATGCATTGCTTTGTCTGCATACTTGTCCATGTCAATATCTAAGTTTTCCAAGTCTCTTACCATTGGCAGTGCGGCATCAATTTTGTCTGCTGTATCTAGTTGTTGCTGTAACTGTGCAATATCTAGCCCTGTCTCTTCTTCTTTGATAGGTTCATCTACCACTTCCTCTTTCATAGGAGGTAAATCAAATACATCTTCAATTTTGCTACTCATCGTTTTTTCCTCTTTTTAGGTTGGTTAAACAATTCGTTTTCAGTTAAAACTCTAAAGCCAACACCTTGTCTTTGACAATACACTTTAGCAGCTTGCCACTTTGCTTCGTTTACAATTGCTTGTGCTTTTTGTACTGTACTTCTAGCATATGCTAGAGTTTGTCCTGCAGGTTTAATCTCAATCATTTCTGCTTTGCGCTGTTTATTCTTATCTTCGTACACTATAAAAAAGTCTGGAACATAGTGTGTATTCTTACCTGTAGCAGGATTTCTGTATGGTATTCTATGTGCTTCGCTAGCCCATGCTAGTATATTAGGATGATCGTCTAGCATTCGCATAAACTTTAATTCCCATCCACTACGATACTTAGGCTTGTGTTTGCCCACATACTTACGAGGATTTTTTACCTCATATATACCTTGCTGAAATTTGTTTGCCATTCTAGTAGTATTTATTGCTATCCAGATCTAACTGGATTACCACTACTATCTGTTACTGCATTACCGTTACCATCAGTAACAATATTGCCTACTGTTTGTGTATTCTGAGGCTGATTGCTTCTGTTTGCTACCACAGTGGCTTCATTACCTCCAGAAGCCACTTGTGCTGCACTAGAACCATTGTCTCCTAATGCAAAATAATTCACGTGTTCTGGTTGAAACTGGACTGTATATTCAACAGGAGTGCTATCACTATAGTTGAGTCTGTCATGATTAACATTTGTCATCATGCAGTTATACAAGTGTGTTCGTCTACCACCTTGTGCAGTATCTTGTTGTGTAATAACGATTTCTTCAAAAAAGAATCTTTGATCATCTCTTATTGTTTTAGCACCGAACTCGTGACTAGCACCGCTGCTAAAAAACTCATTGGTAATAGGACTGTCATTGAAGTTACCTGAATCCATACTATGACCTTGAAAGTAATGTTTCGCATATGCTCTCAGTAAATAATCAAACTGACTATCTTTGGTGTCATAAAATATGATTGTAACAGGATCAACTGTTAGTCTAGTTGGAACGTAACGTATCCTATTGTATTGATTTACAGGAATAACATTGTAGTTGTAGTCAGGAAGTCCTGCACTGCTTACTCTATGAAACGTAAAAGCTCTTCCAAAACTTTCATCTTCTAATGGAACTGTGGAATTGAGTATAAAATCAACACTGAACTGAAACTTTGACCTAGGTATGGCAGTCATTACCTGACTGCCATGTTGGACATTAAAGTGATCAGCGGCAGCATTATAAGGGCCGGTATTACTAATCAATCCCATGCTAGGTTCCTAATTAGTTACCGCCGCCTGTAGCGTTACTCACTGTTTGATCTGGTGTCTCACCTGTTAGTGTAGCATTGCCTGCTGCATCATAAATTTCTGCATTGTCATATCTGATACTTACTGTGATTTGTACTTGACCACTGTTAGCATAATCCATATCACCGTATTGGATGTTTGCAATATAGCAACCTGCTAGTTCAAATGTATCTAATATACCTGGTGTTGGGTTTGCACCGTCTAAACTTTCTACTTTCATTTGAAACTTATAACCACTACCAGCTCTTGAACCTGCTTGGTTAGCATGATCTACTTGTCTGTTTAATTGGTTGTTTAATTCTCTAATAACGGCACTGTCAACATCGTCTCTGAGAACCACAGTTAATGGATCCCAGGCATGTTTACCTGCCAAATAAATTCTTGAGTTGTATGCGTCTAGCACCACTTCATCGTGTGTAAGTGAAGGGCGTGTTACACTGATAACACTTCTTGTAGGAGTAGCACTGAAACCGTCTCCAATAAAAGTCACTCTAAAACGATATGCGAGCTTAGGCATAATTGTTGTTGTGGCGCCCTGATTGTCTGGAACACCTAGTGTTGTAATAACTGCCATCTTGTTCTCCTTGTAATACCGGCTATACGTATTTATGATTTTTAGTCAAAAAATTAGGCGCCCTTGGACGCCTAATTAAGTATTCAGTTAATTTTTTTAGTTAATTGCCCTAATTGTGCCTGTGTTAACTACTCTAATCGGGATATAAATGAACTCAACCGCTTTAGCTGGTTCAATCGCAACGTCAATGTATAGTTCGTTGCGGTCAATACGTGCTGGAGTGTTGTTACTCTCGTCACATACAACTGCAAAGTCATACAAGCCTCTGCGACTTAGGATGTCTGCTAAGAATCTTTCAAATACAATCTTAGCTCTATCTCTTGTTAGTTGGTCGTTGATCTCAAACAAGAATGGACGAGCTAACTCATCAAATCTATCTCTGAGATATGCAACCAATCTAGCAACGTTCACACGATCCAATGCGCTTGTAGTTGTGTGCAGAGTTTTCTGACCAAATACAATTGTACCTTGTCCTGGGAATGTTGTGATTGGGTTTAGTTTAACAGTGTACATAGCATCACGCTGTCCTTGGTTTAGACTCAATGGTTTAAATTCACCTTCTGTTGTCATGTGACCAACGCTAGTAGCGTTCTGTACAACACCACGTGTTGTTCCTGCTGGTGGGAACCACTGGAAGCTGATGTTGTCATTGTAAGCATATGTATACAATGCCATGTGACTTGAAGGAACAACAACTGTGTTACCATTTAATGGTTCTGTTGTTTGTCCACTCGGATAGTAAACTGCACTGTAAGTGTTGTTTGTTACCAATCCATCTTCACCGTTTTCACTAGCATTACCACTATTTTGTACCCAACTTACAATGTCAGTTGGATTCTTACGTAGTGGACTATCTAGAATAATAAACGCTGTTTCGCCTCTGTCACTGTTCAATGTTACCATTTCATCAGTTAATTCCGGATAGTTAGGTGCTGCAATCAAGTTAAATCGTAGAGTTGGATCTCTAAGATCTGTATTTGCCGCTGCAGATTGCATGCCTGTTGCAATTACACCACGTTGTGCATAGCGTCCAAAACGTCCGCTGCCGTCTGCATGATTAGCGGCTGCGTTTCTCCAAGCACCCGGAACCGTTGGAGTAGGGTGTCCTCCACTTTTTGTTGCAGTTGCATTCCATTCACGCACTGTGTTTCTACTCTGTGCCATGTTTACAACAATCATTTCGTTTGGATAAACCAATGCATCTGGTGCGCCAGTGATTGGAGTTGCATGTGTACCGCCATTGCTAACATCAGCACTCACATCAGTGATGTTTGCAAATAATACGCCATTGCTAGTGCTTTGATCTGTGTTACTGTGTTTGATCCAAGCACTGTTGCCTGCATTACGTCTATAAATTTTTGGATAATCACGTTCGTTGGCTTGGTTTTCAGCAGACTGTAGTGTATCAATCCAAATGTCACCTGCACTTGGTGCATTAGGCGCTGTTTGACTGTAAGTTGCTGTAACTGGTTTGTAGTTTGCACCGTCAACTTGATAAAGATCTAAGGAATCAATATCGTTGTCGAACCAATAAGTACCATCTGCTGCTGTTGCTGTTGGCATTGCTGCATCTGCTTGTACATCTGGAGCAGTTAATGCAGCCGGTGCACCAGCTGCAACTTCACGAATAACAATTGTTGCTCTTGTGTTAGCTTGTTGGTCAATCAATAGATTGCCTGCTACTGCACTTGATGCTGATAAGTTAGTTACACTTGAACCATCTGCTGGATCAAAATCACCAATTGCAC